ATGCCCACAATCCGAGAGAGAAATGGCCGCTTTCAGGCACAAGTGCGTATCAAACGCGGTGGCGTCATTGTCCACGAAGAATCCGCCACGTTTGACAAGCGCAGCCAAGCGATGGCGTGGGGTTCTGGCATTGAAGACAGCTACGACAGCGGCACCCTGCCGGGAACCCCATCCCGCATGACCGTGGCCGAAGTGGTCGAGGCGCACCGCAAAGCCCTGGAAGCTGCCGAGAAGGACACCAGGGGCCTGACCAACTCCATGAACAACCTGATTGACTCCAGCCTTGGCCGCAAGCCGATTACCCGGGTGGAGTCTGGCGATGTGGTTGCATGGGGCAAGGAATACGGGGAGACCCGGGCTCCGGCCACGGTACTGCATGCCCTGATGACCCTGCGCACCTGCTACCAAACCGCCCGGGCCGAGCTGGACATTAAAGTGGATGTGGCTGTGGTGGCCGATGCCGTCACCCACCTCACTAAGCTGGGGATTTGCGGCAAGAGCGTGGAGCGTGACCGCCGCGTCACCGATGCCGAGATTGACCTGATTTGCACCCACCATGAAGGCTTGATGGGGACAACCATACCGCTGCGCATTGCCATGAATCTGGCTGTGCAACTCCCGCGCCGAGGTGGAGAGCTGTTCAGCAAGATGCGCTGGGAGCACTACGACGGCGAGACGATCCGGCTGTTTGACACCAAAGACCCGAAGAAGGTTCGCAACGAAGTGGTGCCGGTGCCGCCATCCGCCCGGGCGATCATTGAGCAACTGCCCCGGGCAAAGACCGGGTTTATCTGCCCTTGGGACAGAAATAGCGTCAGTTCGGCGGTAAGCCGTGCATGCAAGTTGCTGGGGATTCAGGATCTGCACTTGCACGACCTACGGCATGAGGGAGTAAGCCGCCTGTTTGAGCAGGGCCTAGACATCCCCCGGGTGGCAATGATTTCCGGGCACCAGAGTTGGGCCACGCTCAAGCGCTACACCCACCTAAAACCCCGGGATGTGGTTGACCAACTGACAGCCCACAAGAAAAAGGTAGCCCTAACAGCCTGAACGATTCGGGGGAATAAGCTGTATGCTTCAACAGTGTTTTACGAAGTCCAATGTCTCTACTCGCTTGGCTCAAAGATGCGCCGGCCAGGCCCGCCAATCAAGGGCGAACTGACGCTGCAGAAGTGGCGCGACGGATCGAACCCAGGCAGCGTTCGGCTACGCGCTGACTTGCAGGGCGCCAATCGCAAACCAGCAACCTATTGCCTGGTGGATGCCGTGGTGGTCAAGATCACAGCGAGCGGGATGGTCTTGATGGGCACAGAAGTCGTGCCCAGGAACCCCGATTCTTCCAAGTCCAACGTTGAGCGCTACCAACAGGTCTGGTGGTGCCGGCTGCAGCAGGGAGCCATGGAGTTCATGCCGGAAGAGGCGCCCGAGTTGCCGAAGTGGCGCCGGGCGTTTGATCCCATGACCTGACTACTTCGCCAGCCTGCGCACAATCTCGATGCAGTACTGCACCGCGGCCGCCTTGGCTGGCTGGCCCTTCTCTTTGAGTTTGGTTCGATACGCCTGCAGCGCTTCAATGACTTCGGTGGCGTCAATCATGGGGGTTCCGTCTCTTCTGGCTGGCGTTGATCGCGCAGCATTTCGTTTAATTGAATATCATCAGCCATGGATCACATCGTCCCTATCGGTTTGCCAGAAGATACGCGCACCCAAGCAGAACGGGCAGTCGCCGATGCTGCGCATGAGCGGCGATACATCATCAAAAACTACCAGCGACAGATTATTGAGTCGGAGCTTGTGACGAAGTCTCTGAAGGATGAGTTGGTCAAGTTCATGGCCGCGAACCCTGTCGCTGACAACGCTCTGGCAGATCGCGTGGCAGGTGGCTTGCAATGGATGCGGCGTTTCGTTATCGAGCACCCCGCCGGCCCGCACGACACTGCGCCGGTCATGTTCAATGGGTTTCAAGCAGAAGTGCATGCCCTACCACCCGTTGAAATGGACGCAGTGGTTCAAACGCTGCGCCGAGTGCATATGCTGCGTTGGCCGGAAATCTTGGCTGATTCGACTTTGAAATGCACCGCGGTAGGTGGCTCCGAGCCGCTCTATTCCATCGAATTGGCGATGGGCCACAGTGCAGTTGTGGCATTGGACGGGGGCAGAATTCTGTTACTTGCTCTTGATGCTACCGAAGCAGCCCAGCGAAGGCACTAGAACATTTTCAAAAGGGTGCCAGACAACGTCACCCGCCTGATTGGCGCCATGTAGCTGCGCCACCAGCAACTGCGGCAGCCCTTTACCTGGTGAATGCGAACAACTGTTCCCGTGCGTAATCACAATCCCCCACCCTGCCCCAGGACAGCATGCGATTGCATCGCCAACGAATCGGGGGATTGATGCGCTTCGAACATCGAGCCAAAGCGTTGTCCCCCGCCCCATGCTCCGCTTCATCTTGAACATGGCCGCGGCAAGCGCAACTTCAGGGCAGTGGAACGGGACAATGCGACCAATCTCGCACCTCAGTAGCTTATGGTTGTCGCAAGGGATGGCAACCCACCTGAAGGGAAACAAGGGGTCTCTTGCTGCGTGGGCGGCGCGCAAATCTTGAATCGCTACCGGCATGAACTACTTGGGCTGCTTGCGCCATTCCCATGGCGGCTGCGGTGCCGGGTCACGCCACAGGCCTGCATGCACAGCGCGCGCTGCGGCCTGCAGGGGGTAGAGGACTTCGTAGCCCTTGGCGTAGCGGTCATATACCCAGGCCATGCCGGTGCGCACCTGCTCGGTAGCGACGTCCGTGCCCCCGCAGCTGACATCGGCCACGGTGCGGCCGTAGCGGTCGGTTGACTTCGGGGCAATACCGGCTTGCTGCAGGTAGCAGAGGTCACGCAGCGACTGCTTGGATCGCTGCCCAAAGGGCATTTTGCTTTCTGGGGCGTCTATGGCGCTGATGCGGATCGTGATCTGCTCGTACTGCCCGGGATCACCGCATCGAACCTTGATGGTGTCGCCGTCACTGATGGCAACGACCAGGCAAACTAAGGTCGCGAGCACAGTCAGCGCTTCTTTGCCGCCCCAGCAGGTGCCCGCGCAACTATTCCGGTATCCACCGTCTTGCCTCTGACCACAGCTTTGACCGTTTCGACCGTCTGCGCTATCCGGTTTGGTTCCACCGGGGTTCTTCGGCCTCGTCCAATTGCCTGTACAAGCTTTGGCGCCCTCCCTTCAGACAAAGCCGCGAAGTCCTCGGCGTGAGATTCGAGCTCGGTGGCCAGTGCTGGGTTGTCTACCTGCAGCGAGGTCGCAATGAAGAATTTGAACAGGTCGCTGCCGTTCTTGTGAATGATCCCGTTTGCAAGCTCCATCACACCTGCAAATCGATTCTCGCGCTGGTCCTCAGGCAACTGCTCCACAGCGTCACGCAGGTACTTGGCCAGCGTCGTCAAAACCCAGTCGTTGATCGAGTCTGCTCGTTCCCGGCCTTCAAGCCGCTCGCGGAGGTGATTGTTCTCAATAAGGATTGATGCCGCATTCTCCACGTCCACACTACGGAAACTGGACTCAAGGCGGTGGACGATCTCGGCGTTCATGCTCCGGCCAGCAGCCTTTGCGGCCTCGGCTATGCGGTCACGCATCCCGTCTTCAGTGAAGCGCACGATGAAGCGCTCTTGCGTTTCGCTTGGGTAAGGTTTTTTCTCCATTCTTTGATTATGGTGCCGACTTGGAATATTTTTATGATTCCAACTTGACATCATTCCGACTTGGCATTAAATTACAAACAATGCCAACTAGGCATCAAAGAAAGGGCTTCATGAAATCACCAACAGATCAGGATAGGAACCAAACGCAGGCATACCCGTTACGGCTGCCTCCGGAAATCAAAAACCAGCTCGCAGCTAAAGCGATACAAAGCCGCCGCAGCCTCAATGGAGAAATTGTCAACCGTCTGGAAAAGTCTTTGGCAGACGATCCAACGCCAACCACACAAGGAGCCGCGCAATGAACCAAGTAGTCCCAACTGGTGGCCCAGCCATCACCATGACCAGCCTGGAGCTGGTGCAGTTCATCAATAACCAGCGCGAAGCCGGTGCCGCTGAACTGGCGCACTCTGACTTCCTCAAAAAGGTGCCTAAAGTGCTGGGTGAACATGCGGGAAATTTTTCCTGCATGTTCGAAGTGGTAATTGGGCAGGGTGCAACGCGCCCATCCCCAGGCTACACCTTCCCGAAACGCGAAGCCTGCCTAATGGCCATGTCCTACAGCTACGACCTGCAGGCCAAGGTTTTTGACCGCATGACCGCTCTGGAAGCCCAGGCAGCCCCCATGGCCGACCCCATGCAGGTGCTCAACGACCCGGTGTCAATGCGGACACTGTTGCTGGGTTACAGCGAAAAAGTCATCGCCTTGGAAGCCGAAAATGCAGCAATGACCCCGAAGGTCAAAGCCTTTGACCGCATTGCCACGTCAGACGGCTCCCTGTGCCTGACGGATGCCGCGAAAACTCTGCAGATGCCGCCAAAGAAATTTACCCAACTGCTGCAAGAGCGCCACTGGATATACCGCCGCCCAATGGGCAGTGGCTGGCTGGCTTACCAGGACCGCATTCAGCAAGGGTTGCTGGAGCACAAGGTGACGACTGGTGAAAAGGGTGACGGTAGCGAATGGACCAGCACACAGCCGCGCATTACGCCTAAAGGCTTGACCAAGTTGGCGGAAGTCGTCCGTCAAGTGGAGGAGATGCATTGACCACCGCAATACGCACTTGCGCCAACTGCCATTCCTACGCAGGAGGCGTGTGCATGAACGGTGTAGTTGGGTCAGTGACTGCAAACGGCAGTTGCGAAGACCATCAAACTGACGAAGAAAATGCCCGCGAAGAGGATGCTCTTAACCGCTTCCGCGCCACCTTGGGTTTGCCGCCCTTGGAGTTTGACCGTGAAACATAGAGACCAAAAAGACGAAGCCCAAACAGCGTCAACTGTTCAGGCTTCTTTGAAAACACCAACCCTATCAAAAGTATGGAGCGTTCAGCATGAATTCTAGTCCCTCAATCTCCTTGTCGGCAATCCCCCTTGCCAAGAACTATCAGGCCGTGCTCCCAACGGCAAAGGTGGTGCCTCTGCCAGGTGCCGCGCTGCAGCCGGTCAAAAATGTAAAGAGCCGTGGACGTTTGACCCACGGTGTCATTCCATTCGTAAAGCACCAACGTCGCCGCCATGACCTTCTTGCCGGTTTGGCGCGACGCCAAGAATTGCAGGATCTCCACGACAAGCTGCACGCTGCAAGCGATATGCAGAAAGCTGTGAATGCCAGATTGCGCGAGCTGAATGCAACGGCTGAAGAGTACGTTTTCATTTTGGAGCGCTGAAATGGAACAACTCAAACTCAAAATCGTCGGGCTCACACCACTGATGTTTCACGCCGACAAGCTGGCCAACCCGCTCCTGCCAGAGTCGAAGACGCACAAAGAGCTGACTTCGAAGCGCAAAAAAACCGATGACGACCACGTCGCCATTGCCCGGTCCGAGTTCCTCGCTGGTTGCTACTGGACTGAAAAGGATGGTTTCTTCGTGCCGGGCCAGAACTTCGACGCGACGTTCCTCGCTGGCGCCAAGTTGCAGAAACTTGGCACAGCTTGGAAGCGCGGTGCACTGGTGGTGGAAGACAAGATCAAACTGATTCATGACGGCCCCACGACGCCAGAAAAGCTGTGGGCAAGCCCAAGCAACGTGGACTGCCGTGGCGTCAAAGTCGGCACTGCCAAAATCATGCGCTATCGCCCCGTTTTTCTCGATTGGGCCGCTACGCTTTCTGTAGCAGTTAACACCGATGTTCTCAACATGACGGAAGCGAAAAAGGCCATTGAAGACGCCGGCGCGTTGATCGGTGTCTGCGAATATCGCCCCCGCTTTGGCCGGTTTGGAGTCAGCTATGCATGAAGTCGCCGAGCTCAAATTGCACCCCGTGTGGCGCCAGGCTGTGCGGGAATTTCTGGAGGCGGGCATCGAACCCGGCTTCGTCATCCAGCACCAGTGGCTAGAAGCCCACTTCGGTATGGAACCGCTGGAAGACGAGGCGTCATTGACGGTCGCCCAGTTCCGAGATCGGCAGTTCGAATGGCTTCGCAATCTGGAGGCTTTCAAGACCGAGCTGCTTGAGGAACACCAGGTCTGCTTGGTGTCGGTACACGGAGAGGGCTATCGCGTTGTGCCCCCGTCAGAGCAAACCGGCACCGCCCAAGAAAAGTTTGAGCGCGAAGTGAAACGGTCCTACAAGCAGGCGGCCATGCGGATGAAGAACGTGCGCATCGCCGAATTGACCGACTCACAGCGTAAGGAAAACGTGGATGCAATCGCCAAGCTGTCCATGCTGCGCGGGATGCATCGAGCAGCATTGGAATGATCTCATCGCGGGGCATGGCGGGACTGGGTAAGGCCAGGCCTGGTGTGGCACGCTTTGGTTCGGTCTGATGAGGCAAGGCAGGGGCTGTCAACAGCTGGTTGTGCTTTCCGAAAGGGAGTGCATCCAGATGCGATCAGCATCACAAGCCGCGGTGGGCCAGGGCTTGGCGAGGTGAGCCCAGGCAAGGCGTGGCAGGGTATGGGCTGTCAACAGCAGTAAGCGCATCCTGTGCGTTTACTGAAGCGGATAGCTTCACAAGGCGGGTCTTGGCAAGGCACGGCGTGCTCAGGTCAGGCAAGGCCTGGTTAGGTATGGGTCGTAAACGACAGAAATCCCACCCCTTCCCTGGGGTGGGCTCTTTCTACAAGGAGAACACAATGGATTCGAAACTCTGGACAAAGATCATCACATTTCTATGCGGCCTAGGATTCCTGATCTATGGAGCCACTTTCTTCGGCATTCAAGACTGGGACCTGGGCGTGTCCTTGGTGATGGCGTTCTGCACATTTGCCACTGCAGATTGGGTTGTTGACGCTTTGCGGCGGAGCGAATACCGCAAGTGGCCCTTGGCCTTGTTCTTTGTTTGGTTCAGTGTTGATGGCAGCTACTTTGCCTATTGGCAAATCGTGAACCCCGACGCCATGATGCGCGGTGCGCAGTGGCTACCGTCCTTGATGATGTATTTACTCTGTGGGGTCATTTGGTCAGGCCTTCCCACGCCCCGACAATTCCTTGCCCTATTTCGCGAAGCGAAGGATCGCTGCGTGAGCCGCCGATAGGCAGTTTGAGGCCTACGCCGTCAGCAGCTCTATTTGCCACTTTTGCAGCCGAATACATGGGCGTAGCTACTATGTTTTGCAGCGCCGCCGCGGGCGTGTCAGAGTTCTCGCGTGCGTAGGCGCGATGCTCGAACGGTGCGACGGCATTCTGATCAGCAGTGGTTCGTAGTTTTCTGCGTAATGCTAAAAGGTCGCTCCATGACATCCTCGCAAGGTCTTCCTCTGGTGGTATTGCTCCAACTCCGTAAGGGCTGTGCTCAGGGACCAATGTCAGTTTCTTTACCTGTCGTAGAACGCCCCCCCGGAACTCGCCATCAGACAAGGCACCTGCCGTGCGCTTGGCCAGATTTCGGACTGACGTCAAACTGAGATTTTTTCCATTGTTTTCATCCATGCTCACCATCCAATCTGTATGAGTACCAATACGCACCACGCCGATAATGTTGTCGTATCCATCGTGAATGGATGGCGCGGTGCGACTGCTGTATCTGTTGTTTCCTCAGTCAATGAACTACCAGTTGTCGCACCGGGCGACACACGTGGGTTATACAAAGGCGGCGAGACTTGGATCGTTGCCAACACCCAGCCGACGTGGCAAGTGGCCCAAACGCTGGCCCACGAAATGCTGGGCCATCACAGCATGCGCAAGACGTTGGGTGCCGGTTGGCGGCCGTTTATGCATGCCATCCAAGCTGGTTTGCGGAGCGGTGATCCGCAACTGCAAGTTGCCCGAGGCATGGTGCGGTCTGCCTACGTTGACGATTCTGGCGCCTTCAATTTGTCGGCCGTAAGCGAGTCGGATGAAATAGCCGCTCTCGTTGCCGAACTTGGCTTTGATACTGCAAAAGGCCGTTTGGCTATCCATAGACCTATTCAGAAAGTAGCCGCTGCCACCGCCGGCCAATTTGCCCGCGAAGCCCTTTTTATGGATAAGCCAGCGACGTTTCAAGATCTGGAGGGGGCGCTTCTCACAGCAGAACACACGCTGCGACATGGCGGCCCCCTATGGGGCCTTGGCTATAGATGGCGCCGCTGGTATGCTTCGGCGATGTCAAAGCCTTGGGACCCCAATCAACCACCTATGAGCATGCGCGAGTCTCAGAACTTACTGCAGGCAGAAAAGGACCGTGCAACTTGGTGGTCTGAAATGCAGTTCGGCTGGGACAGCCTCGTACTTCTTGGCAGCGTGATTCTCGGAGTTGGTCTTGTGGGCGTCCTGGTGCTCCAATTGCTTGGCGTATTTAGCAAGTTATTCCAGTAACTTACGTCGCTTCGGAATAAATCGCTTCCGCAGCCGCATGCATGGCCCCGTCCCGGCCCTGCTCCAGCATTGCGCTAACCTCGCCTGCACCTGCGAACGGTTGCATCACCCCCCGCTTGATCAGCCCCTCGGTGAATCGCTGTGCAAAGCTCGGCGCTGCTTCAAGCGGTAGTGCTTGCAATTGAGCCTGCAAAGCAGCCACGGCCTTCTCTGGCATGCCAATCTCTGGCGCCCGCATAGCCACCGCGGCCAACAGACCCGCGCGGCCAGCGGCTTCCGCTGGCTTGACCCCGGCACTGCGAAGTTGCTCATAGGCTTTGGTGAACTCAGGCAGCGTGTGGTGCGCAAGGTCTGGCGCCACGTCGCGCATCCTGGCCAACTCGCTGGGCACTGCAGCTTTTCGCTGGCCGCGTTCATGGTCTTGCTGCATCAGATCGGCTACACCGTCCTCCCCAGCTTCACGGAGCCGGTCGATCCTGGCCATCGCCTGTTGCTGGGGGTCAACGGCCGGCTGTTCCTGCTCGGCGCGCGCGGCTTCAAGGTCGCCCAGCGGCTCCTTTTTGCTGCCGCTCTGTGCCCAGGCCTTGAATACAGGCAGGGGAAGCCGTGTGATGGAGCCCATGCCCTTCCAGCCTGGTGCGTAGTTCGCGGCGTAAATCTCCTTTGCCTCGTTCTCGTCCACAGCGCCCAGAATGGTCTTGTGCTCGTCCAGCTTGCCGGTTCTTGGGTCCACCTGGTCGATGACGAACACCGGCCCGGTGTAGTCCTTGGGTGTGCCAGGCTTGATGAACACATCCAGCTTGTCGCCATCAGTCGCAGAAGTGCGCCGCAGGTAACCATAGTGATGCCGCATTTCCGTTTCCCACGGCTTACCGTCTGGATCGACGCCGCGGCGTACCGAGCCCTGGGGGTTCTCGATGGACACGTCCATACCAGCGATGCGGTCGTGCCCCAAGGCATAGTTGCCGGCGCGCTGCTGCGCTGGGGTCGGCTCCGGCCGGTCATTCATCGGACTCGTGGCCGCGGCGTGCGCCGTCTGATCAATGCTGGCGATTGGCTGGGTATCTGCGGCCTGCAGTGGAGTTTGTGCACCAGCGTCTGCGAACTGCCCGCCCTCCCCTGTCAACCCAGCGGGCTGTAAGTCGGCAGGATTTCCGGCTCCGGGTACACCTTGGGTGGGGGCTGCATTGCTTGCCATTGCCGTTGCCGTTTCAACTGGCGTGGTCTGGGTTTCAGTTCCTGCACCTGTTGCTTGCGTTGGGTCTTGGACATTTGCTATTGTTTCAGTAGCTGCTTGCGCACTATCCACGGGGGCTAGGCTCTGATTTTGCTCGGTTTCCAGTGCCTGCATGGATACAGGCTGCGACTCAATCGCCGTTTCTTCTTCCGCTGGATTTCCTTGTTCTGCAGCTCCCAAGGCGTCAAGCACTTCCTGCGCGCGCAATGCCTGTGTTCTACCGATGAGTAGGCCTTCTCGGCTGGTTGCAATGCTTTTGGCTGGAATGCCGGCTTGCTGCAAAAGCGAGCGCAAGGCAACGGGGTCGCCAGCGATTGCCATGGTCCCATCCGGCCGCGCCTTACTGGTGAAAGCCGGCTGTGGTGGGGCTTCCTGCGGCACCGCAGGTACCGTCGATTGCGGATCTGGTGCAGGGTCGGTCGGAACATCACCGCCCATAGCCTCTTCGGTGGGCTGGGCCCCGGCCATCGTAGACGCACCCAGCAGCGGAACAGCTCGTGAAACGCCTTTTGTCAGGGCGCTCATACCGGCAGGCTGTGCACCGGCTCTTACAGCGGGTTTCAAAATGGCGTTTCGCGCGGTCTGCGAGTTCAAGGCCTTGTTTGCAACGCGGCCTACTCCCATAACACCGCCAGCAGCAATTGCGGCAGCTCCGGCAACCGGTACGCCCATTGCGCCCAACACTGCCGCCGTGCTCGCTCCACCAGCGCCAAATACACGCTGCGCATTACCGTGCGCAGCCTCTCTGGGTTTGACGAACTGCGCGGCGATATCCGCCAGCTCTTGCAAGTCGGGGTTATTGATGTGCTTCAGATTCGCAAGCCGAGCAACCGATATCTCGCCGTCTACCCCGTTGCGCGCTAGGTTTTGCAGCGCCAGCATGTTTCCGTACTGCTGACGCAGTGTCTTGAATGACTGCGCTTGCTCCGCACCCAAGCTGTCATTCAGGGCATCCATCAAGTTTTTTTTCAGGTCACTGGCATAGAAGGCTTCCGGCGTGTTTCGCTGCCCAATGCGGTCAAGCGTCTTCTTGATGTTGTAAGCGGCTTGCCCATCAATCTCGCCCCCTGCCCCTTTGGTCAGAATACTGGCGATCTGCTTGTGAATAATCGATGCGCCATCAGGCCCCAACTCATTGGTAGCTTGGTTCTCAGCCTCTGCCAGCGCCTCCTTAAATTTCGGCGTGATCTTCAAGGTATTGGCCTGCAGAACGGTGTCAAACTTCCCGCCCAAGTCGTCGGCAGCTTTGCGAAGTGCCCCTGTAACGTTGGGCGAATCCTGCCCGACCGTGCGCGAAAGCGCTCGATTAAGCTGGGTGTTCATCAGGTCAATCGTTCCCGCCCTACCACTTAGCGGCACATACTCCAGGCTCCCAGCCGTAGCATTTAGCGCCTTGCTGTCTACCAGCCGGTCAGCCGGTATCTTGATGCCCAGTTCTTGCGCCCGCGTGGCAAGCTGGCGCACCTCGGGAGAAACCTCACCCACTACTGAGCCTATGGCTTTCCTAGCCGCATGAAGTGTTTTTGCAGTACCGCGAACTGCCGCCGGCACAGCCCCCCCGATAGCAGCTCCGATACCAGCATCCTCCGGATTAACCATTGCTGCAGACACGCCGCCAGTTGCAGCCCCGGTAGCAACACGAGTGGCAGCGCCAAGGCCTGTACCGGCAAGTTCTCCAACCCTAAACCCCCCAGTTTCTAATCCCGCCGCTACCGCTTTGGTAATAGGCTCCAGCCCAGACATCGCCTTGGTCGCGCCTGCCGCCCGCACGCCATTGGCCATCACGCCACCAGCGCCAGCAGTGCCAGCGATTTCGCCCGCCAGCTTCCCACCCTGGTACATCCACGATTCCGGCTCTGCGCCCATGGTCTGCAACGCGCTGTCCATGTCGGCACGCCGTTGGCGATTGGATTCCAGGCTCACACCCTTTCCGTCCAGCGCGTCTTTCGCCATATCAATGGGCGCCATCAGTGTTGCACCTATCGATCCTGCGCCACGTACCGCACCGGCAAGCAAGTTACCAGCACCCTGGGCAAGAATGTCAGTTTTGGAGCGCGCGGGCTCTTCTGGTGTCGCCGCCTGGGCCTGGTATTTGGTCCAGGGTCCTTCGGCCTCAGCTGGCTGGGGTGTGGCCTTCTGGTACTTCGTCCATGGGCCTTCTGTTGCATCGGTAGGTGGCATCATTTTTTCTCTACGGTTAAGATTGTCCAATGAGTGATTACCTGTGGGCAAAAGTTTGGTTGGGCGTTGCGCTTTGCATCTGCGCGGGCATTTACGGTTGGCGCCGGGCGGCAAAAGGCCTGCCTCTAGACGACGAAGACGAAGGCGGCAAGTAGCCTGCCTAGATAAACATCCAGCCGCAGACCGTCAGCCCAACGGCAAACGCTGCAACAAACGCCTGGTGTATCTTTCGCGCGCGGTACTCGGCCCCCCATAGCGGCGAACCGAACCGCACCGTGTGCTCACTGGCGATCAGCATTCCCTCTGCCTGATCGCATGTCACCTCCACGGCCAGTCCAAGGTGCTGGCGCACCGCCTGCGCCACCAGCGCCTCTGCTTGCTTTCTGATGGGGTCGTGGATCAATATGCGCCCTGAGCGCCTGTCAAAGGTCTGCTCAGCCAGTGCAGCCAGTATTTCGTCGCCTTCCTGCGACGGTGACAAATAGCGCTTTCCTTTGCCGTCTACATAGACTGCAACGACCCGGGCTCTCAGTTTGCGAAGAAACACATCGCCGCCTTTCATTGCAGCCGTTCTCAGCGCCAGCATGAACCGCCTGCAGCCGTTTTTTCCCAAGGCCATCCGTGATCCGGCGTGCCCAATCGCCTCATGCGCAAGTACTCTGGCGATGTTCTCTGTTGGCTGGGCACCAACTAAATAGACTTTTTTCCGGTAGTACAGGCCCACAGCGTCTTCTGGTGCTGCAACGGGTAGGTCTTCCACATAGGGCACAACCTCTACCGTTGGGCCATACTCCCAACCAGCTGCAATCTGCGCAACTTCCATTGCCGCAAGTTTGTTCTTTAGGGCAATACGCTTCCCGTTACCAGTAATTCGGTAGTCAAACGGCAGTGCCTCACAAGTCATGGCCAGTGTCTTCCGGCTGGTGTTGGGATTCCCCGCTGCTTACCTTGTGCAGGTCATGCAGCGAAAACAGCCCATCGCGGTGCCGAATGTTTGCATTGCCAAAGCCGAGTGTGGATTGAGACATGGTGCGCTCCTTGTTGAGACTTACAAAGCCTTGTCGGAAGCGTTCTTACGCGCGTCTGGCAAGGCGGCCGGGAGGTTAAGAACCAGTAACAAGCCTGGCGGACTTCTTTCCCTTTCGGGTGTTGTATCCGTCGCCCTCCCGGCCATTTCATAGAATCCGGGCGCAAAAAAACCGCTGATCTGTCGGGTGCGGTATTCCGCTTGTTAAAGGAGTTCTTACGCTCCATCCCTCGCGGGACAAGCGGATATTAACCAGCTCTCATCAAAAGTACAAGCTCCCTATTTCTTTACCCAGTTCTTGGGGTCCGATGGATCACCACCCTTAAAACGGTAGCCGCTATCAACGACTCCTACTTTTGGTAACGATGGCTCCTTTGCTGCGTTGTTGGCCGGCATCGGTGCCAATGCCTTGGTTGGTGCCCTCCCGCGATCAGCAATGGCGTTCACGCGGTCTTCACTATGGCCGGCATCAATGAAGTCTTGGCGCGAATTCTCCAGAACTTTGCGTGCCAACTCAGCGCGAGTTTTTAGGTTTCGTTTGATCACGTCTTTATTCATGCTGGGACCAATATCAGCAGATCGCCACGCATCTTGCTCACCAGTTGTGAGTGACGCACCGAACATTTCGTGGCGCTGAACAAGCTCAGCAGTTTTGCGATAGTTCTTCCACCAATCCACGGAATCCTTATCAACGCCCATATTGGCGCTTGCACCCAATTGAGCCTCTGCCATCATCCCAAGGACACCTTTCCCAGCAAAGTTATCTTTGAATGAGTCATTCAAAGATGACATGGTGGTTGATCCATCGCGCACTTCTTGCAATTGCTTCAGTACAGAACCAGGCAGTGGTTTCGAATTGTTGCTACCTTTGTCCGCAGGCCCGCCAGGGATGGCCTCAAGTGTCTTGCCGTCACCCGCAAAGCGGTAGCCAGAAGGTGCTTTGGTGCCACCGCCATCCCCGCCACCGGTCCGCTGCGCCCGGATCATGTTTGCCGCTGCATTTGTAGTTGCCGCACCTAACATGCCAGTTTGGTGTGTCGCATCAGCCTTGGCCTTCTCCGCCTTTGCTCCCTGCTCCATGTCCCACTTATAGAACTCCTTCCTTTGCTCTGGCTTGAAGGTGCCTTCCAAGTCGATTTGCGCGCGCAACAAGCCATTTCCATCATTGGAATACGTCTGAGGTAGAACAGATGTTGACCCATCCGGCTTACTCACTTGAACTTGCCAAGACTTGCTATCGGGTGACATCAACACCTTTGTCTTGAGTCCACCGCCATGGCCGTCGTGCGGAAACTCACTTACAAACGATGCAAGTTCATCTGGCGTTTTAAGCGAGTAGATTTTCTTCTTGAGCGCTGCATCGGCTGCCTCTCGCTCCTCAGCTTCCCGCTTGCGTCTTTGATCTTGATAAGAGTTCTCCAAAGTGAGTGCCTTCTCTGGTGCGCCGTTGGCGCGGTAGGCGGCTGCGATGCGGCCAGTCTGCGCTTCAGGGGTGTTCTCGGCTGCTGCAGCGGTGTCGGCCTGCGCGCGGTCCAGGTAGCTGCTTCCCCCCACCTTGAAACCGCCCAGGGTCGGCGCTGTCTGACTGGGGCCCATTTCCCCGGGGGCCATGTCGGTGCCTGCCACCTCCTGCACGCCAATGGGCTTGCCGGCTGTAGCAACAGCGGCATTCTGGTTGCGAAGTTGTCGTGCGTCATCCAAACGCAGCTGGCGCTCTTCACGCTGCATTGCCCGATCCTCATCAATACGGGCTTGTTCAGCAATCTGCTTCTTGGTGTTCAGGTATCCGGTGCCAAGCCCTGCTGCCAGGGAAAGTAGTGGTGATCCTCGTGCCATGGTGCTCTCCTTATTTGGTGTTGCGGCGCGGCTTCGCGTCTTCCAGGCGCAGAAGGCGCTTGTCAATGTCTTTGATGGCGTTCATGGTGTGGCCGGCAAGGGAGATCATGTCCACCACCTTGCCGCCGGGGGCGGTGTCATCGCCCAGGTTCTTGCGAATGGACTGCGCCATTCCACCGGTGTGAGTCTTGCCACCGTCATCGCCCGGGCTGCCTTTTTTGTACTTCCAGCTCTCGATGCCCGTCTTGCGAATACCGGCCATGGACAGCGATGGCTTTACAGGCTTGCGGTCCTTCTTCATGTTCTTGTCGGAGAAACCCCAGAGAGATTTCGATGCAATGGCGGCGCCCCCCAGCTGACCCAATGTGCTCATGCTGGCATCATTGTTCCCGGCGGAGTTCACTGCGTTGTACTGCCCAAGCAGCAGATTGCCAGCGGAGCTGTTGACCCCGGCCGCAGCGGATCCTGTGGCGTTCATGCCGGCCACCTGTTGGTTGGTGATGTTGCCCGGTACCTGGGCATTGCCCACTGCCGAGTTACCGGCTTGCAGGCCCAGTTGGGTCTGGGTTGCATTGGTGCTGGCGATACCGCGGCCCAGGGCTGCAGCATCTGCCACCTTGGCAGCGCCCACGGTTTCCACGTTCTTGCGGGCCTGGTTCCCTGCACCTGCCTTCGCCGCGGCTTCGCGCACACCGAAGTTGGACAGACTGGCGGTGAAGTTCCCGCTGTTGACGTCACCACCACGGCTGGCAACTTCGCGGGCCAACGTCGCGCGGGTTGCGTCGCCAGCACTGCCGATATCGGCCTGAGCCTGAGCGGCTTCAGCGTCCCGGCGTTCTGCCGTGTCATAGCCCAGGGCATCGGCGGCGATCTTCTGCTCCAGCGGGCGGAAGGTGTTTTTGGTGTAGGCGTACGTCTCGTCCGCCATGTCGTTTTGCTTTTTTGACGTTTCAGTCTGAACCTTGGCTTGATCCAGCGCCAATGCGATGGCAGCGTCACGTGCGGGCTTGGACTCTGCGTCCTTCTCGCGGTAGTACTCCAGCATGTCCTTACTGATCTGGACATTGGCCATGGCGGCGTTGCCGATGTTTGGGTCCGGTGCGGGTGCGGAAGATGAGCACATGGTTACTCTCCTAGACGTTTGTGGAAGACGTTTGCGATATGGGCGTAGCCCAGGTATTGATTCAGGCGGTGGACCTGGTTGACCACCTTGCTGTCGGTGTAGATGTCGAGCACGCCCAGGGCTTGCATGCAGGTTTCCATGTACTGCCAAAAGCGAATGGCCGTGAAGCCCTGACGATGCTCCGGCAGCAGGAAGAAGGTGTCTTCCTTGCACTCCAGCTGCTGGTCGTGGCGGCTTCGGTAGAGGTACATCCTGATGTTGCCCACCAGCGCGCCGGCGGCGGTGCGTGCCGTGAATTGGACTAGGCGGCCAGCGAGCTCGTCCGCTTTGAAGGCCTCGTAATCCGGCAGCATGGCGCTACCGTTGCGGTGTTTCTCGGTCTCCAGCCAGTGGGCCTGGTGCAGTGGGTGGATCTCGTCCTCGATGTCGGCTATGCGCTCGACGCCAAAGATCAGACCGCGGTAGACCTGTGGCGCGAACTGGCTGATGTCGATGGACCGGTCGTAGTGGTCGAAGGCATGCGCTTCCAGCCATGCACAAATTTCAGGCGTGACTGTCTCACCGAGCTTGCTGGCAAGCGCGGCGCGGAAGGTTTCGAGGCTCATCCCTGGATTCGGTCCAGCAGCGCGTTCAGGAGCTCCACCTGCTCTGCCGATGTCGCACTGCTGTCCAGCGGCTTCAGCTTGGTGGCGTTCTTCTCTTGCCCGGTGATGCTGTCCAGGTTCTGCTTCACCGCCTCCAGGCAGCGGTCCACTTCAGCCATGCCAGTGGTGACTGTGGGGATGGCTACCTTCTTGCTCATACAGCCGCCTGTTTCAACTCGGCCATGCCCTGGGCCACGTTGATGGAGTAGACCGGGATGGTCGAAGAGATTTGCAGGGCATACAGGTCCGACTTCTCGTCGCCCGGCAACTTGAATGGCTTGCTGTCGCTGACCTGTTGGGTAAAGACTGGCTCTCCGTCGCGGATCAATGTGAACTGCACGGATGGCTCGGTCTGGTCTGGGATTGGGAGAATTGCTGAACCGGCGATCTCATAGACGCCCACTTCGAAGCAGCAGATTTCGCCATTGACGTTGCGAACATCGGCCAGCAGCGCGGCATTGGCGTCTTGAATACTGGTGTCGTATTCCGCAAAGTCCTCCCAGCGCGCTTGCACTTGGGCAACGCTCAGGTTCACTGCGCGGGCCAACTGGTATTCCTTGGACTTCCAAGACGCCAGGTAGCGTTTGATGTCGTTGCTGTCCCACTGGCTGATCTCGTTGGCCTTGCCCACGTACAGCCGGCCATCCCATGGGTTGGAGTACAGCGTGTCCACTTGCTCATTGAACTCCAGCACACTGTCCGATTCCTTGGTGTGCATCATGAACATCCTGGGCTGGTCCGCGGTGTCGTGCATCGCGTAGTAGGCCCCGGCCTGAAAGCCTGCCTTGAAGGTGGACGGCATCATCAGCTGCCACTCGTCAAAGGTGAAGAGCCCTTCGGTGATGTTGCGCACGCCACCGGCCGTGGCGACATAGAGCCCGTCATGGCTTGGGTACAGGGCACCGCTGCCGATGTCCACCACGCCCCGTTTGGCTACGCATGGCGCCAGCGTGTCGCCGGGGATCTTGGTCAGGGTTGCGGCTTCTGGCACCGTGGCCGTGGCCACATACGGGAAACCGTCAGTCAGAACGATGGCCGCATTCCCTGCAGCGCACAGCGCGATGCCGGTGCCTGGGAAGGAATAGCGGTTGCTGATAGGCCACGAATAGGGCTTGTTCTGCTCTGACAAGCACAGCTGATTGCCAGACAGGCCTGCCATGACGCCATTGGCCAGCAAGACAGGGCTATGCAGGTCCTTGGGTGGCGGCAACGTGTCCAGGGTGGCGATACCTGGGGCAAGCGAAACCGTTGTGGCCGGTACCGTATCGCTGTAGGCAGTCGAGGCAACGGCGATCTCGGCAACGAACCGGTAGTCGACGTTTGAACCAATGGTGCGGTAGATGCACTTCGTCATGCCCGTGGTGTTGTGGGGAGCCACGCGGGCCCAAGTGTCTGCGCCTGCACTGTAGGTCTGGGTAGTTGCAAGGTCGACCACCACCTTATTGGTTGCCGTGTCCACGCTGACAAGGTTGAACTTGCCATTGAGGTCCGTCATGCCCGTGACGTCCGCGAAGACTACTTCTTCACCGGTCGCCAAGCCAAACACCGTGTCCAAAGTGACTTGCACTTGTCCAATGATGGGGGTGTCCTTCACGGCCGCGGACAGCGTACCGGCATTGGGTGGGGCGGCATTCATGCCCGTGATGTCCCAGCTGCCATCGACTTTGCCAGTCTTCAGCGTTGCGGGGCTAGGCCCGGACTCTTCACCATACCGGGTGCGGAAGGTGTAAACGTAGGCCCGGTCTTCGTTGGCGCCCACGCCACCCGTCACGGTGATGGCCATGGCGGCTGTCGGCGAGGGCACGCCCAGGACAAACCATGCGTCAGGGTACACACTGCCGCTGATGGCGTCAGCGTAAGTCGTCATGCGCGGCTCACCGTCACCGCAGAAGTACAGCCGGCCAAGCGTGTCTTGAGCCACTGGAGACCGTGCGACGTCTACCACCTTGTCCCACACCAGCCAGTTGTAGACGTCACCGAAGCGGTACCGATACATGGTCGTGATGGCATCCAGCACGGACGTGTGCACCAGACCAAGGCCCTTGAGTGGATCAAGGCGGCCAGAAGTGATCTTGCAATTGATGGCCTGCTGCGCCTGGTTGTCGGCGATCAGGCGTTCAGACATGCGCGGCACAGCACCGCGGAAGGCGCGAATGGCGATGCCGGTCATTCAGTCTTCTCCTTGATGTGGCCTGGGCTGACCTTCTCAATCTCAACGGCAATGGCATAGGCCAAGGCGTGCCGCGGATGATCTTTGGCCTTCCACAGGCGTTTCAGGGTGTGGCTGATGGTGATTTCGTGTGGTTCCGGCCAGCCGAACACCAGCGCCCACAGAGTATGGACGGCAATCACATCAGCTACCCAAGCCACCAGCGCACAGGCGGCCAGGTCCAGACGCCACCATGGTGTGCTCTTGTCGTCCACGTAGCGCAGGGCAGGCTTGAGCAAGACCACCAGCACCACCGGCGACGCCAGCACGATGATCAGTAGCCATGTCATAGCTGCGCCCTCAGTCTTTCCACCTCTTGCTCCAAACTCCAAAGCGCCGCATAGCCGTTGTCACGAGACAGCAGGATTGCATGCACTTCGTGGCGCTCCAGTCCAGCCGCAAGGGGGTCAGCACACGCACGATCCAGCGCAATGGTCAGCAAGGACTGCCGCGTCAACTTGGCTTGTGCGTCAGCGTGCTGGGCCTCAAGCTCTCGAATCTTTTGCAACGGCGTAGGTTTGTGGGACTCTTCCCACTGCGCTATTTCTTCGGCTGTCGCTGCTCGGTCGCCTTCCTGCATATCCCCCATGTACAGGCTGCCGTTTTGCTTGATGAACATTTACCACCCCCTCTCAACGTAAGCCAATTGGCGCCAGTCGGCATTGACGATGGTGGAGGAACTGCCTGTGCCTAGGGTGACCACAAAGTAGGAGTTTGCAGAGTTCCCTGGCTGCATGTAGACAAAGGTGTCGTTCACGCCAATTGCGGCGAGAGCTGCTGACGATGCGGGGTTTGTCGATGGACCAAAAACCTCGTCTCCCACAGCCCAACCGTAAATTGCCGATTTGCACCGCAGCACGTGCGTGGCCTTGCGTGGCTTGCATCCAATCAAGTGCTCAAGTGATACCAGCGTTCCCGCAACAATGGTTTGCTCGGTGCTGACGTAGCGGCCCTTGATGGCGTACCACTTGGGAGAGCCTGACCACGAGCCGGAGGTGTGGGCGCATTGACCGACACACACGCGGTAGACCTGCGTGGCAACGGTGCCGTTGCCCACGTACACCTTGCCCTCTTGGATGTTTACGGTGTGCTGGCCGTTGGTAACGCTGGGGGTGCCGCCGTGCTGGTAAATCCACGGCAACGTGCTGACGCCTGCGGTCACAACACCCGCCGCGCTGATTTCCAAATAGGGGTAAGCAGTGCCCGTGCCCCCTGGGGAGGTGAATGCAGCGTTGGTGATGTTGCCAACACGGTGCAGCCCAGCGCCTGCAAAGCAGGTGGCGCGCAGAGTTGCAGCGGTGGTAAGTGTGGCGGTGCCAGTGGAGCCACCAAAATCTGAGTAGCCGTTAGTGTCCACCGGGCCAGAAAGCACGGTTTGCGGGACGTCTGGCGTAGCGTCGACTGATACAAATGGGTCAACATAGCCGAGTAGTTCTACAACGTCAGCGGCCGTCGCTCGCAGCATAAAGGTGCTTCCTGCTGGAGCTACTATGTTTGCTCCTGTCTGCGTCACGATGGCAGCATTGTTGGGAAGCGTAAATCCATCTTTCACCGTTACCCGGAGAACGCGGCCAACTGCCACAGTGAAAGCCGTGGGCTGTAAAGTCCCGGTCAGTTGAATGTCATCCGTGTCAGGAGCCCCTGTGGTTAGGTTGACAACACCCGCAACAGTTGCTACATCGATGCGCGTGGCACGTGGCGATGCTCCAGTGATTCCAGAATCCTTGAGAGGGCCAGAGGCAGCCGATCCAATAGCAGTTCTAGCTGCCCCTGCATCTGCCGCGGTGAACAGCGCATCACCCACCGCACTCACGCCAAGCGCAACACGGCTTAACGCTGCAGTGGCGATTCCAAGCACGCTCTTCCAGAAGGTGGAGGCGCCCGATGCCAAGGCGATAGCGGCTCCCAAGTCTTGGGCGGTATGCCGAAGCCCAACGATGGAGCCGGCCAGGTAAGACCGGGCTGTCGTACCCTCTTGCCCTCGCAAGCAGTTGGTCATGGATGCCGCACCAGATGCGCGTGTGCGCACGTACACGATCTCAATGTTCTTGCTACTGTCTTCCAGGACAACCTTGAACCAGTCTTTGCCGACAGTAGGGATCGGGTCTGTCCCAGTGTCTGCCACTGGGAACAAGTCCGCCTTGGACAAGTCGACGGTCAGGCTTGTGTCGCCGGCAAGGATGTTCGCCATCAAAGGCGATCGTGCTGCGATGGTGAATTTTTGGGACATGGAGGTGGTCCTGTAAGGGGACGGGCAAAAAGAAACCCCGCACATGAGCGGGGCTGTGATCCTCGTGCTGAGGGGATGGGGTTAGACGTTGCTCATTGAGGCGTTAGCCAAGGCAAGCATTTCAAGCTGATAGCGCTTCGTCGGGTCAGACATCTTCCACTTCATCCAAGCAGGACCGCCAGAAAAATTGCCGCCGTAGTTCCATGCTGCGCCCAATTGCACATTGTTTGTGCGGATAGCGTCGAGTGCCGCTTGGAAATTGGCCGCCTCTGTTGCCAAGTCCACACTTGTCTGATCTACGGGGTCGCCGTGATAAGTCGAGCCAAATTCTTCCAGGAAGAATGGCTTGCCATATGCGTCAGCCCAGCCCTTTGTTAGAGCAATCAGCTCCCCGTGGGTCTTCCCCCCGTCGCTGAAAAACATGCCATTGCTCACCAAGTGCGGGTAGATGTGGTTGCAGACGGTATCGAAGTTCTGCTCACGGTAAATGACCCAAGGTAGGCCATTGGCTGCGCTGTTCCACTTTGCCAAATTGTCAGCGCCGAGGCTGTCAGTCGTTTGGGCGGTTACCGCGAAACTGTTGCCGATGGGTGATGAGCCAGAAATGAAGCGCCCATAGGGGTCTAGCGAGTTAATAAGTTCGATGCAATTTCGGCTGAAATCCCGCCATTGCGCCATCGTCATCTTGTCGGTTGCAAGGTAAGTCCCACCTCCAGGGCGTGTGCCCCAATTGAGCCAAGCGGCCTTGCTTCCGTCTGGCGCCCACGAGCTGTGATACTCAGGACCATCCGCGTTCACAATTTCGTTGCCAAGACCCCATGCCCAGATTGCTGGAGAGTCTTTGTAACGGCTTACGACCTCGGTGATGAAAGTAGACGCAAGAATCCATGCGTTGCTGGACTTGTTGCCCAATTGGCTCATGGGTGAATATGTCCCATAAACGTCATAGGTCATGTCACAGAACCCCTTGAGGTTCCAGAACAGCGCAGGAATCAGCCCAACACCCAACGCCTCTGCATTCGCCACCAGCTCGTCTATCTTGGCGAAGTAAGTGGCCTTCTGTTGGTGGTAATAGTCATACCAGCTTGATTGACTGTACCAACCGAAAGACACACGGACAAACGGGAGGCCCCACGTCTGCTTAATGTCGCGCAAGTCGGCATAAGTGCTGGCGATACCGCCCACACCCATATCGACCAGAGAATTCAGGGCCAGTGAGTAGTGGTTGATGCCCAAGCCGGTGAATGCCTTACCGTTTCGCTTGAAGCCTATCCCCGAGACATTCAGCCCCTTTTTTGGGGCATAGGCCGGACCTTGTTGGAGTGCGTCTAGGTATGGCATTAGAAGTGTGCCCGCAAGCGGTACTTGATTAAGTTGAACGTATCCAGTGCATTGGCGCTGGACATGTACAAAGAAACCTTCATGGCAGATGCAACGTTAAAGTTGGCCGTTTGGTCGCTTGCAGCAGACCCACCCGAAGTGCCAGCAGTTTGCAGCCAGTTCGTTGTATTGATGCCAGTGGCAGAATGAACATCGACCATTGGCGATGGGCAAACATCCAGATTGTTTGTGGCAGCCATGGAGAAGCCGAATATGTTGGCATCCGAAGCACCGCCAACCGTGCCGATTGCGGCATTAAAGTTGGCAGTTCCGTTTGCGCCAACCCTTCGGCAATGCGCCCAGAGTTCAATTTGCGCACCGGGAATTAGTAGTCCAGCCGGGATGCTTACTTGTGCAGCCGTGAAGGTAGCGCCAGTAGTTCCCGTCAGCGATTGAATGGGCGCAGCAATCGAGCCGCTACCAATCCCAAGCAGAACCGAGCCACCAACTGGCCGCCAGTATGTGCCATCGCTGACCCAATGCGACCCGGCGAGGCTCGCGCCCACGTCCGTCACACGGATAGTCAGTCCAGTATTACCTGCGGCTGCGGGCTTGGTCGCCCATGTAAACGATTGACCAGAAAGCGGGTATTCCTCACCATCCGCCACAAGCGCTACCCCCCCGGTGACGGGATTGGTACTGAGCACCGGGATGTTGGCAACCTCCCCGTTCGGGAAGACCAGACCTTCAGCGGACTTGCCGTCTGCGGACATCTTGAACCGGGCGTCGGCTGTATCAAATTGAGATGGCATGTCAGTTCCTTCAGGTGTTCGGGGGCATCAGCCCCATTTCTTGGTGCGCTGTGGTTCGCGGGTGTTGCCTACAGTGGCTTGGTAGGCGGCAAAGTTGACGGCGCCATTCCAGAGCGTGTCGTAGACCATGGCCAGGTCACGGTCTGTCCAGGGCTTGCGGCCCATGGCCATCAGGCGGGACAGCACGCCATGGCGGAATGCTTCGCTGTGCTGGGCCTTCAGGAAGTCGGGAAGCGTTGTGGCCGCCACAGTTGGCTTCAAGGCGGCTTTGATCACCAGGCCACCCACGACGGCAGCAGCTGGCACTTCAAGCAGCGTGAGTTCGGTGAGGTCCGCGCTCAGCGTGAAGGGCGGCTGATTGGGGCGGTACTTCGGGGTAGCGCCAGCGTTCTGGCGGCCTTCGTTGCGGTCACTGAGACGCCAAAGCAGCTCGCCGGCCACCGTCAGTTCCGTGATGCGCACCAGTTCACTGGATGCCGGTGTGGCCACCGTGTAGGTGCCCTGCTCTGCCACCAGGTCGATGGCGGTCAGGTCTTCACGCCATGCACTGGTCTTGGTGCAGAAGTCGCGCGCCACCTCGCGCAAGTGCAGGTCGACCATGGGGGTGGCGATGCCCGGCAGCTCGGGCAACAGCAGGTCGTAGAAGTCAGCCAGTGCGCTCATGACAGGAAGCCCTCAACAAGTTTGGCCATCAGCTCAGCGCGGGCGCTCACGACGTGCTCTTCGTCCTTGGTCTCGCAGCGGGCGATGACGTAATCCACGACGGGCCGGAAGAACTGGTCGTCAATGGGCAAAGGGTCCGCCGTCCCCAGCGCTGCGATGGGCGTGGAGTAGTTGCCCAAGAACAGATCGGGGCGTCGGTTCTTGATGGCGTTCAGGGCATCCAGCACGAAGCCCAGGCGTTCGGGCTCCGTGTAGCGCACATTGTTGACATCGCTCAGCGTGCGGCCCGCAGACGTCAGGACTTCGGCAACAGTGCGGGCCATGGCGCCTTATTCCTTCACCGGAAAGGCTTCGAGCAAGGCGGCAGAGACCTTGGCGGCACCAGATGCGGGGTGAATCTTCACCTCCAGCGACTTGGCCAAAGCGTGCAGTTCTTCCTTGCTCAGGCCGTCGATCACCTTGGCGGTGCCATCGGGCAATGTGATGGTGGCGGGCTTGGTGTTTTCCACCGTGGAGCCTGGTGTCAGCGTCAGCTTGTTGGGGTCGACGTCACCGGCAGCGGGTGCTGTCACCGGCTTCTGGACAGGAGCCAAGACCTTGGCTTGGGCCTGCTCGGTGTCACGCTCGAACACATCGGGATGGTTCAGCAAGCGCGGGGCGTGCTTGTTGTCCACTTCGAAAGAGTCACCTGGGAACCATGTCAGGCCGGTCAGGTGAATGAATGCTGTCTCGCCATCGGTCTTGGCGCCTACGTACTTGATCTTCATGGGGAATCTCCAGAGGAAAGGGCTGGCCGCCACAAAGACAGACCAGCCCTTCTAGTCGCCGCAAACCGCGCGGCAGCGGGGTTTACTTCGGACCGTTGCAGTTGCCACCAGCGATCATGTGGATCTCGGGGTTGCCCGAAATACCAGCTGGCGCAGTGCCCACCAGCAGCTGGATGAACACATCTTCTTCAAACTGGATGGGTTTGAAGCTGCACTCCAGACGGCCACCGGCTTGACCAACGGTCTGGCCAGCGGCTGCGAAGTACGTGGCGTTGGTGGCCAGCGAGCTGCCCGTGGTGGCGGCGCGATAGCCAACACCGAACACGAAGGCCGTGCCGGTATCGCAGTCATCCGCCACAAAGGCCAGATCGCAGAGCTGGAAACCAGCGGGCACCAAGAAGTCGATGGTGTCAGTGCCTGCAGGGGTACCGAGACCACCGCCAGCGGCTGCACCGAGAACAGCCTTATCGGTGATGAAAGCGGCACGGCCATCGTTCGACATGAACGCGGGGGCCGTGGCCTTTTGAGCTTTGAGACTTGCCATGATTGGCTCCTATGAGTTGAACAGGGGTTTGCGGGCGAATAGCCCAGGGAGGTGGGGCACTGGGCCCCACCATCGCTTACACGGAGCGCTTACGCACCACGCTGTCGATCACTGCCACACCGAAGTCGGTGGTTTCGAGTTCACCGCTGGAGTTGGGCAGTGCCCAGCGCAGCTTGTCCTCGGTACCCATCACTTCGCCAGCCAGCTCCAGGTTGCGCCCGAAGTTGGTCTTGTTCTCCAGCAGCGAGTAGGTTTCCTCGCTGGTCTGGTTGGCACCAGACACCACAGCCAGGGCCTGCGCGCTCAGGAAGATCGAGCGGGCCATTTGGTGGGTGGTCGACAAGCCGGCGGCAATGGTCACGTTGGTTTCGGTACCAGCCAGGCGGTTGGCGGCTGTGACGTGTGCCACAGCGTCACCGGCGTCATGACGCACGGCGTACTGCATCTTGCGCACCAGCACACCGTTCCAGAGGATCGGCGTACCAGCGAACAGCGGATGGCGGTTCAAGTCACCGTACTTCGCACGCTGGATGGCGTTGGTCTCGAAGGTGCGGATGTTGTTGCCAGACGTGGTGTCCGTGATCATGGCGTCCCAGACCAAGGGGTCCACAAACAGGATGCCCTTGATGGGGTCATCACCGGCTGCGGGGTCACCAGGGATCTGGATCGGTGCCATCTTGATGGACATTTCGTCCCAGATCGCGGCCAGTTCATCGATGTGCGACAGCTTCATGGAGTCTGTCGTTGCGATGGATGCCAGCTGCGCACCGCCTTGTGTCAGGCCACTGCCGTTCACCACCCAGTGGCGGTTGTAGGAAGGCGCCCGGACGGCGTTCACCATCATTTCAGCAAACTCAGGGTCCGAGGCCAGAGGCAGAACCCAGTCAGTGCCGTCCTGCTTGCCGCGGGTACCGGCCAACAGGGTCAGGCAACGCTGCCAGCGGAATGCCGGGATGGCACGCTTCAACTGGGCCAGCGCGTTCATGCGCATGCTGTGGGGCGTGCGCTGCTGGGTCATCTTGCCACCGGCGGACACAGGCAGGGTAGCCATGTCCAGGGTCACGTCCTTGGTGCTGTACTTCAGCGCAGCGCCTTTGCCTTCGGCATTGCGGTCGCCCATCACGGCGCGCAACTTGACGACGTGTGCGCAGTCCACCTGGACGATGTCACCGGGGCCCTTGGCCAGCTCGTCCACGCGCACGATCGGCATTTCAGTCGTGGACTGCTGCTTCAGCTTGCGCATGGCGGCATCATGCGTAGGCATGGGGCCGGTCAGGGCTTGCAAAGGGGTGGGTTGACGAACAGCCATCGCGCTCAATGCGGTGGAAAACTGCTTGTTTGCAAGGGCGTTGCCCTTGGGTACGGAAGTGGTCGACATTTGTAGCTCCTAAGAAAGGAAGGCCACCCTTACGACTGCACGGGAAGGGACGCCATGATTTCTTCGTCCGACATGCGTGCGTAGTTTTGGGTAGCAGGTGTTGAGGCAGGTGCCCCTCCACGGAAGTCGCTGATGCCCTTCGGTCCTTCGACCGGAGCGCCTGCGATCACCGCTTTGGGGTCGAGACGGGGGGCTGCAGGTGCAGCGGGTGCAGCGTTGGGTGCTGCGGAAGGAGTGGGTTGGCCGCGTGGAGCCAATGAGGCTTCAGCACGGCGCGCTGCTTCGGCGAATCGTTCGGCAGCTGGCCGGTCTTTCCAGTCCGGGTCCAGGTTCAGCGACTTGTCATAGTCGATAGCCTTCAAGAAGTGACCCTGTTTGGTGGCATCGTTTTGCCACGCCAACAGTTGGGGCACCTCGTCAATGACCTCCTGAACCTCTGGCGCGTAGTACAGGGGCTCAAACTCTTCAGTAGGCTGCTGTTGCTGGCTTTGGCGTGTCTGAGCCAATTCCTCTTCCAGGCGGCGCTGGTTGCGAACAATCTTTGCCTGCAGAGGGAAGTCCTGTTCCAGCTGGGCCAGCTCTTCATCCGAGATGGATGTGTCTACTGGCGCCTTGCCTTGGCGTAGGTCTTCGATCTGACGCTTGGCGTCCTCCAACTCGTCACGCAAACGCTTTTCAGAGCGACGTGATGCACGCAGAGCGGCACGGGCATCGCCTTGCGGCTGGGCTGGCTCTGGTGTTGTTGGACTGGCTTCAGCGGGCTGGGATTGCGCGGCTGCTGCAGGTTCTGCTGTCTGGCCTTCGACCGGTTGGGCCTGGGCTGGTGCGGCAGATGCAGCGGGTGCTTGGCTTTCGTCTGGCTGGGCATTTGCGCCCTCTTCCACAGACTCAAGCTCGGGCACGATGGCGCTCAAGATGGCATGTTCTTCACTGTCAAACGCTGGATGGTTGGGCTCAAGACTCACGATTCACTCCTTCACTGTTTGCGGTCAGTCACCGAGGCACAAGGCCACCGTCATGGGGTACACATCTGGATTGCTGACGACTCGCACCAGATGGCTGCCGCTGCTTACGCACCCCACAGCGCGGCGGTCTGTGGGGCGGCTCGGAAATGAAAAAGCCCGCACTTGGCGGGCTTGATGGGTTGGGTGGAAGGCGGCGCTTACGCAGCGGCTTCGTTCAAGGCTTCGTTGATCAGGTCGTCCTCGTTGGCGGCCTGGGACATCAGGTTCTCGGTGCGCGCCAAGGTCTCGGCCACATTGGCTGGCACTTCACCAGAGGTCAGGCGCTTCTCAACCAGATCGCCCTGCAGGCTGGATAGGCGTGCAGCTGCGCGGTTCTTCTCGGCAGTGGAGACATCCACATCCACTTTGGCGGCGCCGGCTGCAGCTTCCTGCTGCATCTTTTGTTGCAGCTGCTGTTGCTGCAACTGGTCTGCAGCTGCTTGGGCGTTCTTGTCGCCGGGGGTAGGCAGGCCACTGGCCTTTCGCAGGCTGTCGGCCACCTCTTGGCGATTCGATAGGCTGGTGCTCTCGATGTAGGCAGGTGCCAGGATGGCGGTGGCTTGCGGGTTGTTGCCCAGTGCCTGGATGATTCCGGCCACTTGCTGCTGGGTTTGCTGGCGGTAGGCTGGTGTGTTGGGCGTCTCTGCCAGCGCTGTCTTGATGTCGGCATCCTTGACCTGGTTGACGGGCATGCCGGTGGCTGGATCCCAGTCGTTCAGGACCACGGGGCGGCGCGACTTGCCGGAACCCACAAACACCTTCAGGCGCTCTTCCTTGTGGTCCTCGATGATCTCGTCCACCAGCGACTCGAACACCGTGCGGCGGAAGTAGCTGTAGTTGTCGTTCATCTCGCCCATGGCCTGCTCGCCCTGCTCCACCAAGATGCTGTTGGCAATGCCAGAGGTGACGCCAGCCGGGCGGTTGCCCAGTTGGCTTGCATAGCGGCCGGCGGTGTCCTGGATCAGCTGCTTGCTGTCGGCCATAACCTGGAACTGCTCACCCTGCATGCTCAGGTCGTTCTTGACCGTGATGGCAGGCTGGCTCTTGTTCATGCGGTTGGGGTTGGTGATGGCCACCAAGTCGGGCCGCATAACGGCGTCGGCGATATCTGCGATGCTGTTGAACTTGGTGTCCAGCGCGTCGCTATCCATCTGCACTTGGCGGGCCTTCAGCATCCACTGAATGCGCAGGCGGCGCTCGTTGTACTCGTCCTGGGGGGCAATCATGCCGTCGATCAGGCCGTATGGGCTCTTGTCGTCGTCGTCGCGGAAGGCGAAGAACGGGACATAGGGGAAGCGGCGCTTCTTGGTGCCCTCGTCCAGCAGTCGGTGGGGGCCGGCGTACAGCGCGCGGCGCACCTGGCTGGTGATGCCCTTGCTCACCTTCACCAGGCCGCGGGCCACGGCTTCAACGTGGCGGGGGTCGCGCTCGTCATAGGCCACGCGCTTGGTCGGGCCCATGTGCAACACAGCCACCGTGGCAGGTACGCGGTACCAGACCTCGTACATCTTGATCATCTTGCGGGCGTTGTCCACCCAGTCCATCTTGCTGACGGTCAGGTTGAACCGGGTTTCATTATCGTAGGCAGAGCGCAGCGAGATTTCTTCGGGCTCTCCCAAGAGGCCGCCAGCGGTGTCGACCCAGTTCTCCCAGCCATTCACGCTGCGGCGCAAGACTTCCTTGTGCTGCGGCATGGCGGCTTCGATCTCGTCCAGGTCGATCATGCGGGCACGCACCAGCCAGCGGCAGGAATCGGTCAAGGTGGCACCACGCTGTCTTTGAACACTGGGCGGCCAATGCCCTCGCCTGCGCATTCCGGACACTCAGGATTCGGCGCGCGGCGCTTGTCGTAGCCGACTCCACCCTGCGGATCGAACTCCTTCACCTTCTTCTTGGTGCCAATCGCTTCCTCATTGGCAGCTGCTTGAGCGGCTTCAGCGCGGTCGAACTCGGCTTGCGTGCGCTGATACAGGAAGTTTTCACCCCAGCAGTGACGGCAGCAACCAATCCGGTACTCCATCAACTCGCGGGGGTCCGCTGTCATGATGGCCCAGGCTTCCTTGATGGCGACATCGGCCGTGATTGCAGTGCGCTCAGACCGTTCCGCCTTGCCTTTAGTCACCGCGGCCTGAATGTTTGGTTTTGCAAGCCACTTACTTGCCTCAGTCCGTGCCGTCGTTTCCTTGGCGCCGGGCTTGGCTCTGAGATAAGCCTGTGTGCCATTCAGGTCCACCAAGTACTCTTGAACGAACCTGGCTTCCAACTCCGAAAGCCCAGCCATTGATGCAGGCGGCGAAGCTTCTAGCGATTTTGGAGCGTTGGTTTTGCTTACTTTTTGAGCAATTGCAGGCTTTTTGCCGGTTTTTGCGGGTGCTGGCTTCTTTACAGCCTTCTTCGCGGGTACGGCGCTGCGCGCCACCTTCTTCTTGGCGGCGGTGGACTTCTTGGCGGCTGGCATCAGGGTTGAATGGGGGTGGTGCAGATCACCAGTGCGGTGCGCAGTTGCACCTCATAGGCTTCGCGCACCACGATCTCGGCGTCCTGGTGCTTCAGCAGCTGGTCGATGGTTGGTTTGCCCGTCAGGGCCTCAGTGGGCATGGCCGGGCGAGCGGGCACCTTCTCGCGGCATTCCACGGGGATGGGCTCGGCGGTGGTGGTGCGGGCGGTGAAGACGCTGCAGCCGGTCAGGGAAAACAGGGCAGCGATGGCGGCGATACGGATCATGGCTGGGCCTTTCTGCTCCACCAGGCATCTACAGTGGCCTGGGCGCTCTTGCAGTCGTCACCGGGCACGGCAGCTGGAGTGGTCAGGATCTCGATAGCCTGCTTTCCGGCATCCTCGGCTTGTTGGGCGGCGGCTTCCACCTTGGGGGCGCCTTCGGCGTGGCGCTTGGCGGCTTGGGTGCTCAGGTTCTTCACGCCTTGGGTGCAGGTCTTGGCCACACCATCGGCCTGCTTGGTCTCGGTGGTGGCCGCCGTGGCGGTGTCGCGCTGGCCCAGGTAGGCTTTGCCCAGGAATGCGTTACCGGCCAAGCTGATGGCCAGCAGCAGGCCCAGGACTTGAGAAAGACTCACGACAGTTCCTGAATGCCAAGCTGTGCGCCGGCATCGGTGATGGTGATAACGCGGTTGGAGGCCTTCTCTGGCACGCGGGTGGACACGTGGATCCACTGCTTGCCCTTCACGCCTTCCAGGATCAGTTGGCCGATACCGAGCACGCTGACCTGTGGTGCCAGAGCCTTGGCGACTTGGTAGGCGCTACCGTAGCCGGGGCACACGAAGTCAGCGGCATGGCCTTGGGGGTGGTCTGAAGTGCTCGCGGACCCCACGGCCTTGTTCAAGGTGCTGCAGCGGTACCCGGAAGTCACCATGACAGGAGCGCCCAGCAGCTCACGGATGCGCTCCAGCATCTCAGCGGTGCGGATCAGGCGGGGGATCAGCTCTTCGGGTGGCGTGTTGTCGATTCCAAGGGCTTTGGCCTTGTTGCTGGCGGTCAGCTCAGCCAACGTGAAATGGGGGGTGAGTTGCATGGTTAAACCGTCTCTTTCTTGCGGCAGGTCATGCCTTCCAAGTACTTGGCCGTGTCTGCAATGCCTTCCTTGTAGGAGTCCTGCAGCAGCTCTTCCATCACCTTGCGGGAGATCAGCACACAGCCGCCTTCAGCCTTGCAGCGCGCCGCGGTCTCGGGGCTCACCTGCACGTCGCCGGTCTCTTGGGCAATGGCTGGCAGAGCCAGGATGGCGGCGAGAAGGAAGGCGTGTTTCATGGGTTACCCCTGGTTGGAATTCGATGCGCCCGGAAATCTGGCCTTGCCCCACTCTTCGAGCAAGGTCAGCGCTCTGGTGCCCATATGTCCAAAAATGCCGGTCAGTGCAGCCGTCAGCAGTGGCGCCAGCCCAGCCCACTCGCATATCCAGAAGCACAGCAGGCCGGCCAGTGCTGATGTGGCCAGCTCGCCCACCAGGTGATTGATGCTCCAGCTGGGCAACTCCCCTTTGCGGACTTTGGCGGCCCAGCTAACCAAGCCACCCAGCAGCGCCACACTCAGGATGAAGCCGTACTGTTTCAGGGTGTAGTCCAAAGGGCCTTTGGTAGTCGTTTGGGCCCATGCGGCTATGCGTGCCAGCTTCTCCGGTGTCGGGTAGAACTGGTGCGCCTGTTGGTCAGGGATGCAGCCTGATGCAACGATCAGATCCAGCACGTCGCTGGGGTTGTAGTCAAACTGGTAGAAATAGCCGTTCTCGGCGACAACTGCCCCGATAGCCTGCAAGACCCTGACCGCTTCAGCCGCTACAGGGGAATCTTTGGCGCCAGCCAAGTTATCGAAACGGTAGGTGTTCTCCAGTGTCCGGTGGCGTTCTGGCCAGCCTGTCCCGACTCGTTCTGTGGCTGGGCGCAGGCTCCCAAGCAGTGACAGCACTGCAAAGGGCAGCGGCCGTGCCATCATCTGGAAGTCTTTGATCTTGCGTTTTGGTTTTTGGCGGAACTGTGCAGGAATGGCCAGCGGGTAGAGGTTGGCCAAGATGCTGTTCAGGCGCCAGGCCATGTCGGGGTGCACTTCCATGTGCGCCGTGCCCTTTTTGTAGAGCCGGATCTTCATGGCACCGCCGTCGATCGTCACCCACTCGCCCCAGCGGCGCTTCAGAATCTTCACCAGGCTCTCTGTGGCGTGCCATCCCGGTTCTTCGCGCCCCATGAACTTAGCCACCACGCAACGCAAATCGTTGATCAGGCCGCAAGTGCTGCTGTCCGTGGTGTCATAGACCGACAGCACCCGGGCGATGATCATGCGCTTGCCAAATCCCTCCGGCGCATTGGTGACATGGTCACCACTGAGACCGCGGAAGATGCCGTCGACACGCTCTGCCAAGAACTGGGACCGCATGTTCAGCAGCTCCATGATCGTGGGGCGCACAGCCTCTTCCGTAAAGTCAGGTGCGGTCTGCTCACGAATGGTCTTATTCCATTCATCGCGTCGCTTTTGAGGCATGAGGTCCAGCACGTCGGTCAATGCCAAGGTCTTGGACCAGTAGGCAGAATTCAGGCTGGCGATGGCGCCCTTCAACTCGAACAGGTTGCGTGCTGCAACTGTGTAGCGGCCGTTGCCGTAAGGGTCTTTGTTGCCGTCTAGGAAGTACTCCAGAGCCGCCATATGTTCCGCTGCCATAAGGCCTGCCAGTGCTTCGATGCGCGTTCGCATGGCTTTGTATTGGCCCAGCAGCTCATTGAAGATGTCGCTTGATACCGGCGCAAAGAACCGGGCTGTCTCGTCCACCAGCTCCACAGAAGCTTGTTCCACGCAGTCCATGGCGCTCATAGCTTTCCTTTGATTGCGGCCGTGCGCATGCTGTCTGCCTGTGAGCCAATGGCTATGTTGAAGGCTGGAGCGACGTTCTCCAGATCACGCAGTACCTTTCCCTTGCGGCTTAGGTTGGTGCTGCGCTTCTTGGGCTTTGGCTCGCGCAATGGAGCGCGCTCGCGGTAGAGCTCGTCAAAGGGGCCGCCCATGCTGCGAGCCCTGCCGCCGGCCCAGGGCTTGGGAATGTGAATGGGGCGCGTCATGCCTTGGACTCCAATCGGGCCTCAATAGGTCCTGTCCCAAACAGGCGATCACGCTTAACCTTCTCTGCATCCAAACAAATTTCGGTGTAAGTCTTCCCATGAACCAGCCTGTAGACCCAGTCTCTGAGAGCGCCGCTGTTGTCCATTCCGGCTTCATGCACCAGCTTCCTGAACTTGGCCGCCGTGTCTGGATCGACTTTGGTTTTGAGCTCGTCAATCAACGGGCCCATCGGGCTGATCATTCCCGTGCGGCCGTAGGCGCTCAGGGTGTCGTCATCAGATTCAGTGTTTGGGGTGGTCATGTTGTCTTGGTGGTTTTTGTTGGAAGGGTTGCCCGCGTGGGCGGCGCGTCAGGCTGGACTGAGCTGTGTCTGGCGATCGCGGTAGTACGACTGGAACCAATCGAAGCGATCGGTACCGGGGGCAAAGGGGTTGCAGCTGTCGATGGAGTCCCCGCGGTCAGCGGCGGCCAAGGCCAGCACGCGGACCTCTTCGCGGGTCAGGGTGTCAAGGCGTTTGATGGCGTGCATTCAGGCCCCGCTTGCTACAGTTTCAGTAGCTGCTTGCGCAGAATTGGCGGGGCCGCGCAGTTTGTTGCAGCGATGGCAAACCGGATCTACAGCCAATGGCCTGCTGTAATCGCGGTGGTCGTACCCTGTGGCGTTGCGACCGCAATCCGCGCATTTCTGGGTGCGCGCTCTGGGCAACAACCCTTTGGAAACGGCCTTGCTCACGGCTTGGTGAGCCTTGGCAGCGCCAGCGCGCTTGGGCCAGGAATAGAGGCACTTGAAGCACAAAGTGGCAGAGGCGTCGCGACGGCTAATGTCAACTTTGCAGTGGGTACAAAGCTTGGACATTTACGCCCCCTCCGCTACGCTTTCGGTAGCACTCTGCGCAGTTTCCATGCTGGCTTGAGGCACTTCTGGGGCCCCGTCAGTGCCAATAATTTCGGGCCAGATGCGATGCCAGTCCTTCGGGCGCAAGTCCCAACGCTTTACGGCGCCATTGGTGGCTTGCTCAATCGACACACAGTTCTCGGGACTAGGCAGTCGGTCGGCATAGCCATGTTGCCATTGCCGAATCTGGGCCGGGTTCTTCACGCCGATCAGGGCAGCAAGCTGGCTTACCGTCAGGCTACCGGGTGAATTGAAGTAGTCATGGAGGTTCATGCGACCGAATTAAATAGCAATTGCTACTGCTTGTCAAGTAGCATTTGCTTCGATAGCTCGTGCTACGGTCTATCCATGAACTTGGAAAAGCTGGCCAACTGGCGTATTCAGCGACTGCAAGACTTTGTGGACCTCAAATTCGAGGGAAACAAGGCCGCGCTGGGACGTGCACTTGGGTACAAAGACGGGGCCTTCGTTGGCCAAATGTTGCGTGGCGAACGCCCCATAACAGAGAAGACTGTGAACCAGATCCAGGGGCTCATTGGTGGCCGTGGCTGGTTTGCTATGGACGGAGCACCAGCGCAAGTAAACCAAGAGCCTGCCGTCTACACCGTTATCACATTGGAATCGGCCGTCGCGCGTATTGCCCAGCACCTGGAGTCCGTGGACACCTACAACACCGCCACAGCCATTTCCCTATTCAGCACGCTGGCCAATGATCCCGGCATGCATGAGATCGTGGCAGCGGGTTTGAAAACCCTGAAGCCTGAAGCACGTACAACTACAAAGCAATCAGCGCCCGCGCAAGAAACCGGCAGACATAAGGCAGCTTGAGCTGTTCACGTCGACCATTTTCTGCTTCAACACCTACAAAAGCAGCCGGGCAAGAGTCGTTTGGAATCATGAGTGCACACAAAAGTGTGACCAAAAGTAGCAACAAGCAATAATCTGTGACATGACCTTCGCCAAACTTGAACCCTTCGCTTGGATCCTCATGGGCGGTCTTTTGGTGTGGGGCTACCAAGCTGCTACAGCCAAGAAGTCAGAGAAGGCGGCAGCGGCCACGGTGAGCAATGGACAGCGGGCAGAGTCCATTGCGGCGCAGCTGAAGGCCGGGCCCACCACCCAGGTTTGGAATACGCCAGAGGGGCAACTGTTGCAGCTGCAGATACCCACGGCCGGGCCCGCCAATCTCTACGTGGAGCAGCGCAACTGCTTGGTGTGGCGTGACGCGGCTACCAAGACAAGCGCCCTCTTCTGCGCTTCCCCAGAACCTGACATTGATTTCCCCTTAGATCCGCCAGACAAGGCCGAATAGTTCCCCCATGCAAACCGCCCGCGAGGCGGTTTTTTTACGCCTGTTGCAATTATTTGGCCTTAAGGTAGCGTTTGCTATTGACACGAGAAGTAGCAATCGCTACATTTCACCGAAGTCGTAAACAAACCACGACAAGAGCTGGCAAGCGGAGAGGCCAGTAAGCCCGAACAAGTGCGGAGGGCGCTCTAGGAACTGTGTTCCGCAGCGGTTTGCAGCGATGTGGAGAGTGCTTTGGTGTGGCCGTAGCCAAGTGGTTAAGGCCCTGGGTTGTGATCCCGGTATTCGTGAGTTCGATCCTCACCGGTCACCCCAAAGCGCTCTCCAAGGTGAGAGCAGCGCAAAGGCCTGATCTCCACCATGTGGGCGGCAACTGTCAGCCCTTTTGGTGGTCTTCGAGTCTTTGCACTGCTCTCGGGATCAACCAGTCGGGAGCAGCAACCTTGAACCACATCACAGTCGTCGCGCATGGTGCGCCCGGCAGCTTTATGCGCAACGTGCAGGAGAACCCGCAAATTGCGCTGGACCTTCTGAACGAAGTCAAAGCCGTCATCAAGGCGATCCCCAACCCATTGAATGCAGAGCGTGTGCGCCTGCAGGCCGCCGTGGACTTGGCAATGCTGGGCCACATCCCCCGCCGCCCCTTGTCCCTTCGCCTCGAGCTGGAAGCCGCGAAAGTGGGTGCCGCTCTGGATAGCGAGTCGCTGGAGCAAGCATCGTGAACACCGTGCACCTCATTGGCGCCGAAGACGTCTCGCGGGCTGGCCACAACATCGCTGGCGCAGCGGAACAAATGCAGCGCGCCGCAAGCACCATGGACATGGCCATCGAGCGCCTGATTCGCCACTTGGAAGAGCACGCCAATCGCGTCTGTGACGCTCTGGAAGTGAAGTCGGCACCAGCGCCGCGCCGCGTGGAGTGCTTCCAACGCTTCCACCTTCAGGGCAATGAATGGACCCCCATTCAGTCCATCGGACATGGCGCCTTCATCAAGTGGATCGAAGAGCAGCACGGCGAAACCGTTGCCATGGTTGAAATGGCTGACGGCACCGTCAGGACCTTTCAGCCAGACCGCATCAAGTTCGAGGTGCCAGCGTGAACGCCCGCCTCCACCCCACCCTGGCGCTGGCCCTGCTGCCCATGGCCCCCAAAGGCTCCGTCGTGCACAAGGCCTTGCCCTCTGCCCAACCCGTAGACCCAAAGATCCAGCAAGACTGGGACCGGGCTCTGAAGCTGCAGCAAGAGCTGCCTGAATGCCTGCGGGGTGTGCTTTGAACGCCCATCAACGCCGCTGCGAATCCCGCCGTCGTCACATGGAATTGCCGCTGGGCAAGGCCGTGGACTTCAATGCACTGCAAGGTCGTCGCGTCTATGCCTACGGCAGCTTGAGCTGCGACATGACCATCTATGCCCATACCTTGGACAAGATTGGCAGTGCAACCGTGCATCGCCATGTTCGGCCCAGCAAAGGCGGCCCAGTTGATCTACTGCTGACAGGGCGCGACGGCGCGAAACAGGTGATCAGTACCAGCGTGCGCGGGCTGCGTTTGGTGAATCGTGAAGACCGCGCCGCGCGCCCCTGGTGGGCTGATACGCGCCGTAAGGCCAAGGCAGGTGCCGCATGACCTACATCGTCCGCATCCCCGGCCTGCGCCTGACCGTCACCGCCACCAGCGTCTGGGACGCCATTGACCAGGTGCGCGCGGCTTATCCACTGCACCGCGGTGGGACTGCGAGGCCAGCATGAGCGCGCCTTTTTGCCCCTATTGCGGCCAATTGTCTTTGCTGGTGGACGGCACGGTGATCTATCCCCATCGCCCTGACTTGGCAGTAAAGAAGTTTTACCAGTGCGCACCCTGCGACGCCTATGTGGGCTGCCACCCCAAGGCCGCACCCAACGGAATGGGTGGCTTCGGTGACGGCACAGTGCCCTTGGGCCGTCTGGCCAATGCTGAGCTGCGCCGTGCAAAAGCTGCAGCTCACGCTGCCTTTGATCCGCTCTGGCGCATCGACGGTATGCGCCGGCGTGACGCCTACAGCTGGCTGGCCAAGTCCATGGGCATGCCAACCCATGAATGCCATATCGGCATGTTTGACGTCGGCCAATGCGAGGCGGTTACCCGCCTGCGACACCACTCCCCCACCAACCCATTAGGAGATCACCATGACACGCGAATTCAAACCAGCCCAAGCATTCACCGACAAACCACGCCCACCAATTCCCCTGGTGCCCGTCACCAGCAACCAAGTTGCGGCCATCGGCTACGACGAAGCCACCCAGACCCTGGCCGTGACCTTCACACGCGGCCCCGGGTCGATCTACCACTACCCCAACGTGACCAAGGAAACCCACGACGCCTTCATGCAGGCCGAGTCCATCGGTAAGTACTTTGGTGCCCACATCAAAGACCTGCCTTTCGAGAAGTTCGCGGCCGAGCCTGAGCCCGTGGACGAATCAGGGGCCGCAGTGGACGAACCCGCTGCCCAAGAGACCTAAACCAATTTCGGGGCGGCGAACCTCCCTACTGGCAGTCTGGATTGCTCCCCTGGACCGTCAGCACAACTAGCCGCCCCACCCCCTTTCCCACCACTGAAAGCCCACCAACATGTCCCAGATCCCACAAGGCAAATTCGAATTCGCCAGCGCCATCACCGTCCAGCTGCTCAACGTCAACGCCCGCAAGGAGTTGCATGGCGAAGAGCACGTCCAGGCGGTGGACCTCAGTTTCCGCGCTGACTTCCCCAACTCCATCCTGGACGAAATCTTTGCGCCAGGCTTGTGCAAAGCCTTCTACTTCAACGCGGCCGGCGACGCTGGCCAAGAACGCATCGAAGGCCTGCCGGAAACCCTGCCCAACCTGCGCTTTTCCAAGCTGAAGGCGGGCCAGTCGTGGGGTGGCAAAGACAAGCTGGTGGGCTACGTGCTGCGCATTGAATTCGGCTTGGGCGATGCCTTGAGCAACATCGAGCTGGAGCTGTGCAAGGTCTACGGCCGCGCCTTTGAAATGAAGGAAGGCGGCACCACCACGGTCTACTGGAAGGTATCCAACGCCACAGAGCGCCTGGACACTGAGACTTGCGGCAAGCTGGTGCTGCTCAGTGGTGGCGAAGTCACCATGAGCCTGAAGGCGCCGGCGGTCCAGCAAGAAGAGAAGGTAGTCGATCCTGAGTCGCCATTCTTGAACAACGACCCCAAGCCGCTGGGCGAAGGTGACGACAACCCCGGACAAGGCGCTTGGCCCTTCCCCAATCCAGAAACCCCTGAAGGCGCTCTGGCGGCAGCTGTGGGTGAGGCTGAGTAAGACATGAAGGCCATCGACCTCTTCGCTGGCGCCGGTGGCTTTTCTACTGGTGCCACTATGGCCGGCGTGCAAGTTGTCTGGGCGGCCAACCACTGGCCAGCAGCAGTGCAGGTGCACGCCAACAACCACCCTGACACGCAGCACGTGTGCCAAGACCTTCAGCAAGCGAACTGGAGCCAGGTTCCCGCCCATGATTTGCTGATGGCGTCGCCAGCCTGCCAAGGCCACAGCCGTGCCCGAGGCAAGGAGCGTGCGCACCATGACGCACAGCGCGCCACGGCTTGGGCTGTAGTCAGTGCTGCCGAATGCCACCGGCCGGAGGCAGTGCTGGTGGAAAACGTGCCAGAGTTCGCCAAGTGGCAACTCTTCCCGGCATGGTGCTCGGCCATGGGAGCGCTGGGCTACGCGCTCGCGCCCATGATCCTGGACGCCGCGGATCATGGCGTGGCCCAGCACCGCCGCCGCCTGTTTTTTGTAGGCACCCGCAGCAAGCACCCAGTGGAGCTGGACCTGCCGCGCCGTGATCATGTTGGCTCTGCCAAGATCATCGACTTTGAGGCTGGCCGCTGGTCAGCAATCGACAAAGCTGGCCGCAGTCTGTCCACCTTGTCGCGCATCACAGAGGGCCGCAAAGCACACGGCGCGCGGTTCCTCACTGCCTATTACGGCAATGAATCCGGGGGGCGTAGTCTGTCGCGCCCTGTTGGGACCATCACCACCCGCGACCGCTGGGCCGTCATCGACGGTGACCGCATGCGCATGTTGTCGGTGGATGAGTGCCGCAAGGCTATGGCCTTCCCAGCCAATTACCAACTACCAACCCGCGCCAAAGACGCCATGCACATGCTGGGTAATGCAGTGGTGCCCGTGGTTGCCTGTGACGTGATCGAAGCAATCAGGAGAGTCGCATGAGAAAAACCAGCGTATACGCCCGCAAGCAGCGCCGATTGGGCGGCACCTACAACGGGGCCGAGGGCTTCAACGTGATCCAACGCTGCAGGCAGTACACCAGCGAACCACTACCGGGCATGGAGTCTGTGGAGGGCACACAGTCTGCCGCCGATAAATCCATGATCCTCGTGCGTGAGGCCTATGTGGCAATGAAGAACACCGCCTGCATAGACCCAGCGCACGACTTTGATGTGCTGGCACATGCCATTGGCGTGTCTTGGATCCGGGCGGTGCAGATCGCCGGGAAGGACGACTTCACCAACACCATGCTGCCCATCCTGAAAGCTGCCAACGACGCACTGGGCCGCAGCAAAGAACGTTTCCATCGCATCGGCCGCATGGGCTTTGACGGCCCAGCCATCGACCAGGTAGAGGCCGGCATCGAAGTCTACGAAGCCATCTTGCAGGCCAGCTCACCGGCACAAATGACTGCCGCCACGGAACAGCGCAGCGCAGTTGTGAAAACACAGCATGCTCACTTTGGCCCGGCCCCGGTGACGGTGTTGGCCATTGATGTGAGCACCCAATGACCCGCCTATCCCACACAACCCCGCCAACCCTGCGGGAAACGATGACGTTCGAACAGTACGCACGCAACCATGCGCGACTGCTGGACGTGAAAGCCGAGCCGATTGCGCTCCAGAAGTGGGCGATAGAGGCTAAGAAGGTGATTGAAGAACTTGTTAGGAAAGGGACTGTATGACTACAGAAGATTTGATTGCGCGATTGCGCGACACAACAGCATTAAGCGACCCACTGCTGACGCATGAAGCAGCCGACGCACTGGAAGCACATGGGCTGGAGGTTGCGGAGCAGCACCGCATGTGGGACACGCTGAATGTCTACTGTGGGCAAGCCGAGCGCCAGCGCGACGACGCCATTGAAGAACGCGACCAAGCACGCGCAGAGCTTGCGGCTATCCGTGCGACACAAGAGCCGGAACAGGCTGTTTATCTGGTGTGCACTGGCGAGACACATAACGGCGAGGAAACCTACACGCGCCACGATGTTCTTCCGCCACTTTGTGATACTGAAAAACTCTACGCCTCCCCCGTAGCCAAGGATGCTGGACTGGTGGCGGATGGGTGGAAGCTGACAGTGCGCGATTTGATAGTTTCCCACTCCATGAACGCTAGCTGTCAGGCTGGGCTTGTTCCCCGGTGCATTTGCGTGAAGTGCGCTACTGAACGGGCTGAATACATGCTAGCCGCCTCACCAAAGATCGGGGGTGTTTGATGGCTGACATATCCAAAGAGATGGCGCTTGTGATTGGCGCAAAACACTCAACACCAACGCAATTTGGACGCGAGTTTTCTGAGGCGCAATGGATGGCAGCGGTTCAGGATATTGCCAAGCTGGGCCGCAATGCTGGGCTGGAGGAGGCTGCGCAGGAGTTGAAGGGAGTCACAGGAACCCACCCAATGGTGCTGCGCGGAATTGTTCACGCAGTTGAAATCATCGAAGAATTGAAAGGGTAAGTATGCCAATTCAAGCAGGCCGATGCGTGCTAATCACTAAGCACCTTGCAGACTACTTAAGGCAGCACTTGCAAAGCGAGCGGCGCAAGTTAAATGGCTTCGTTGCACTAGGAAATGAGCTGCAAAGAGCCAAGTGGTATGAAGACGCCATTCATTCGCTAGACGCAGTAAATGCAGATACGCAATCAAAAAGAGCGGCCCTAAAACAACTTCTCCATGAAGAGGTGAAGCAATGCAGCGCGTGACCATTCCTCGCGAAGCTTTTGATGCCATGTTAGATGCGCTGACTGGAATTCAGGCTCACTTTGAAAGCGGCAAAGCATTGGCGACGGGTAAAGCAGTGATTGAAATTGATTGTATTGAGGTCCAAGCAACTTACATAGCTGCGGCTGCCGCCATCGAATCTTTGAAAAACAACACGCCATGAGCACCGATCAAATTACTTTTGTAGCGCTTGTGGCTTTTGTGGTTTTGTTTGTTTACGCATTTGGCAAGGCCATGGGGATTCACGACCAAAAAAAGCTTTGGCAAGACCACATGGATTTAGGCAACCGTTATCGCTGGGCGGTGGAAGACTTAGACCGCTGGTGTGGGCACATGTCACCACACGCAAAACTAATCGCTACACACCTTAAGGCCAAGGGCGAAGGCTACAGCGTGAACGCAGGAACCCCAACAGGCATGGAGGCTTGCACTGTTGACGGATTGCGCACACAACTTGAACGATTGAAAGAACAACCATGACCACCAACCTTCTATCAGTTATTGAGCAGCAGCATAAAGCACTGCAAGGCGCAGAAAATATTCTGTTATTTGGAACTGGGTATTCACAGTCAGCAATAGAAGCTGGAATTGGCAAGGTGCGCGTTGCCTTGGATGCAGGCCAGCAAGCGCTGGAGCAGACGCAGGGGGGGGGCGCAGGGGGATGTTGAGTATTACGGGCTTGAGCCTTGGGAGCATGACAAGCAAAGTCCAACCGCAGGTATGAACATTGCACAACGTATTCTGCATGTAGGCGGCAGAAATAATGAGGCGGGATATGTAGAGTTTGGCAGCATTCAAGCCGTTGAAGCGTTGGTTCGTCAAGTTCTGCGCGACCTACCACCTCACCACAAAGCCACCGAGCCAGCACCCAGCACAGAACGCGAGCGCATGGAGACTTTAAGCGCCATGGCTCGGGAGCAACTGAGCGGGCAAGCAATCGTTTACGACACAGCATTGGGGTCGATGAAATCTGTGCCAAGGACAGAACCCAGAATGGCGAGGGAGCGGGCACATCAAGGAGAAAATCATGAGCAGCAAGTACGACCCGAAATGGGTGCAGTGGGTGGACAACAATCCATGGAAAGCTCAGGCAGTGGTCGCAATAGCAATCCTACTGTTCTTGTTTCCAATATTGAAGCCTTACTGGCCTTGGACGCTGCTGGGGCTTTAGTTCCTCATGGGATTGGCGGGCATGCGCGCAGCTTGCTGAAATCAGCCGCCGCCCTCCTATCCACCCCAGCACCGCCATCCGCTGCCCTGCCAAAAATCGGATGCGTCCAGCACGACTGCGCAGAATGTCAGGCGCGTGCTGTCATGCCAGCACCAAGCACGGAGGGGGAGCGGCCAACAAAACCCGGTCTGTTCGCATGGGTTCCAGAGAGCGGAAGCCCTGTGCTTGTGCTGGTAGACAAGAGGCCAAGCGATCACAGTCCCGGTGGCGTACTCAATGGGCATGTTCTCCAGTCGCCCACGTTCTATAACGGCTGCGCAATCGCTTCTTGGCCTGCAACAGGCTGGGTTGACCTTCGCGCCGCCCTCCTGCAATCCGCTGCCATGCCAGTGGGGGAGCTGACGTATTCGCTTGATGCTGATCCACAAGGCATTCGCGCCCGTGTGGTTCAGGCTGTGCAGGGTGCCCTGACCTTTGGCGCACGGAATGAAAACAAGCCGCCAAAGGGTCATTGGCTGAATGAGATTTGGGAATCTGCGCGTGCAGAAAGAGAGGATGCCGTAGACCGTGTGGCTACTCTTTTTGAAAACATGGAAACGCCTTACTTGCCAGACATTGCAAATGCCATTGATGGAGCAGCCGCCAGCTCGCAGCCTGTGCGGGAGCCTCTGACGGATGAGCAGATCGTGGATGCCCTACAGAACTTGGGGCGCATGGGCTTTGGACCCTATGAAGAAGGCTTTGAGGCTGGCGTTCACCATGCAGAAGCCGCCCACGGAATAGGAGTGCAGCCATGA